TTATTCCCCCACACAAAATTTAGCCATAAAAAAACCAGCCCTAAGAGGCTGGTTTTCAATGTATTTTTGGTCGGCACGAGAGGATTTGAACCTCCGACCCCCGACACCCCATGACACCTGCGTAAAATGCTTATAAGCCGCTCCACTACTGGCCTGTAGGCTTTTTGGCTGTATAAACAAACAGTGATTTTTATGCATTATCTGCACTATATACATCAATGAGTTAGGGGGTAGTTTCGCCATTAGCTAGCCTGCCTTGATCTCACCGTGTGGAACCATAACCCAGTCGATATGATTACTGGTATAAATCTTCGTTGATTTGGCGTCACTATGGGCCATCCTGCCTTGTGGATCGATGCCCTGGCTATCAAACAAATGCGCTGCGAGTGCCCTTATCTCGTGAAATGTTGGCCGCTCATCCAACGGAAGATGATCACATAATCTAAGCTTGTCACGTAGTGCAGAGAATGAACGGCTAAGATAATCAGGTGCTACCTGAGTAGGGTGTGAAACCTCTTTACTACGTTTGTTATTTCGTTCTGGTATTCGGTGTACGACATACGGGCTGGCAACACTATCCCGGCTATCGTCAATAATCCTCTTTAGCTCCCCTCCAATTGGAATCGCTACATGTGATGCCTCTTTCTTTTGAACCTTCTGACGGTGGATGTACAATGTACCGTATATTCCGTTTTCAGGTTCGTCTAACCATACACATCCACAAACGCCGTTTTTCGGTTCTCTTATCGAATATTTTATTCGTGAAACTTCTAGGCGGGCATGTGTCGTCTGCAGCGCCAAATCCATAGCTGTTTTTAACCATGGCTCAGCAGCGTTTCTCATTGCAATGAAGATATCAAAAGGAAGACGTTTACGTTTCTTCTCTTCAACACGACGCATTTTTTTACGCGCTGCCGGGTTATCCATCATTAATGATTCATCTACTGCATAAGAGAATAGTTTTTTGAGAAAGCTAACCTTTCTGTTTTGAACGTTAGCGGATGCATCAGCATGGTACCGATTAATAAATTGGTTCACGTGCTCAAGCTCAATGTCACAAGCCGGGATGTCGGTAAAAAATTCCTTTACTCTGAGCGCGTCATTATTCCAATCATCCAGGGTGCTTGGTGATGGTTTTTCATCGGCAACGGCGCGCGCCATAATTCGATCAACATGGTCACTGAATGGTTGAACTTCGCCATTTATTCCGCCCGAGTCTCTAATCAAGCTTTCTACTGACGGCACCTTTTCAGGTCGCATTCTGAGGTTATATTCTTTTGCAATGGCGATTGCCATTACGCGATCATTACCAATGCTTTTACGTTTTCCTGTTATAAGCGTAAAGCGATATTGCCCGGTAGCTTTATCAAAAAGCAGGAAGTCAGGGAGATTGCGGTTCTCCCTTTTGCGTGGTCTTGCGGCCATGTTAATCCTCTTGAATTAACTGACGAACTCTTTCACTGACCATTGAGTCAACGCCCCATTTTTCTGAGGAACTAACCAGGATCGTACCATCTACAATACGGCCCTGAAGCTTACCGTTTTCAATCCAGCGTCGGATAGTTCTGTTATCTGGAACAGAGCCTGGTTCAAACTCTCGCTTACCCCACAGACTCGCCTTCATCAACTTGGCCATGGCTATTCTCCACTTAACCGGCTGCACCCGGCTATCTCATATAGAAAATGCAAGATGAGCAACCACCACGAAGCCCATCATTGCAGGTACGACATCTTTTTGTTTCGGTGTAATAGAGCTGGTGGACCATTTCCTTTGGCATGAGAACTGGCATCGGAACGCGGATAACCAGCTTTTTGAGCCTGTCGATTTCTCCGGCCAGTTCGAGAATGCAGCGGTTACCGTATTCCGCTTCTTCGCGCCACCAGGACACATCAGCTTTAAGGCGGCGCAAGCGCCGATGTTTGAGTTTGCTGGGCATCAGGCCTCCGGCTTAGGGGCTGCTGTGAGCATTGCCGACCAGCATAGTTTTGCCCGGTGCGCCGCTTGCTGGCATCCACTCATGGCTTCGTATTCTTCCCATTCCTTCTCATCGCTAAAGCTCTCATCTGGCTCTGATTCAAAACCATTGACGAGCATGTCTTCTGTCGGCTCAACCGGCACCATCACCCAACCATCCGGAATCAGCGGAGAATTGCCAAGCTTGTCATGCAATTTATCCTTCATGCTTTTAACGGTTATTGTAAGCAGGCCAATGTCAGTGACTTTACCGTGAACAATTTCTGATATGCGCTCAACGATAGCGCGGTAATCTGGACTATCGGCACCCTGAGGCATGGCGGCGAGGACATTTTGCGCATATTCATGGGCGGCATTTGAAGCCTTACACTGCCAACCATCTGGATAATTACCAGACTTAATGGATTCTGCCGCCATAAATTCTGCAAACTGCTCGAGATAATCAGGCACAGATACCGCCACTGGAGGCTCAGCATATAGCGGCTTGTAACTCCATCCAGACCACTGAGCTGCTTCTGCTTTCTGATCATCTTCAGGGCGAACAAGCGTGACTTCGCTCGGGTGTTTTCTGTGTGACCACACCCAGGCTACTGGTTCGGCATTGGATGGCGCTGGCGGGGCGGTGTATAGCGGAGTTCCGTGTGGCAGTTCGTTAAAGCCTGACTGCTTGCAGATGCCACCACTTCCTGAACGCTCGTCACGTAACCCCACAGGCTCCGCTTCGAGCGATGCCAGCGCGATACGCGCCAGCTCCAGTTCTTCTTCAAGCTCTGCGCGTGAATCAGCGAAAGCGGTCTGCGTGATGGAAAACTCCAGACTCTTAACCTTTTCGCGCGCACGTTCGCGTAACTGCTCTTTGGTAATAGTGCTCATGGGTTAGTCCTCCCTGCTAATTTCAGAAACGATAAAGCCCGTTACCATCGAGCCTATATGACCTGCGATCAGAGCCCATCTGGGGACCGCCATCAATGCACAAGCCATTGCCATTGGTATTGCGAACAGCGCTATTAGGGCGATGATTAGAAAAATTTTCCAACGTTCAGCCATGCTCACTCTCCTTTACCGGCTGCGGCGCGGTCGATAGCCTGAAGAACGCCATTAGCATGCGCATCACCCATGCGTGCGCACTGCATTACGTGACTACGTGCTGCGAGCAAGGTTTCTCGCTGCTCGGCAATCCGCTTCTCTGCGGCTTCCAGTTCACCTTGCAAATTAGCTATGTACTTACGCAAAACTCGCGCATAGTGCGTACTAACGGAAGGTTGCTCGCTGATTCTTTTCAGCTCGCGCAGAGCAGATTCAAGTTCTGCCTGGTTCAGTATCTGTTTGTCGATGTTGCTCATTTGGCGGCCTCCTGACTTTCTGCGAGCACTAAGCGGCCATCACAAAGCGCTTTAATGATTTCCTGATACTCCCAGCCGAAGTACATGCTCTCGACGTAGACCCGCAGAGGAGGATAATCATGCTGTTTGCGGCGAATGAAATCCTCCGCTGCTTCACGGGTAAAATGAGCGTTGATGTTCTGCCACTCTTTACGTGTACCGCAGACAGTGTGGCCGTCAAGGTCAGCCAGCACTTCCCACTGAGCATCTTCATCGAGATCGGTAAAGGCAGTGTCGCACTGGTCAATGCAGAAGGCGTTTAACTCTTCCTGCTGCTGTTCATCGAGATCGTCCCAATACTCTTGCGGGCTATGCCATTCGCATTCGTCGAAATGGACTATCTTCGATTCTCCGTACTCTTCTGCCAGACCATAAATGGTTGCCTGCTTTTGAACCATGAAAATGGGATCGGCGGTGGCGTGACGATTAACACCATCGCCGCGATGGTGATACTTCAAACGCTCAATGAAATCTGCGAATGTTTCCGGCGTTAATTTCGCGCCGTCTGCGATAGAGTTGCTCATGACTGCGCTCCTTTTTTCTGCTTGTTGTATACAGCCCAGCTCAGAGCATCGAGCTTGTCACGACCTGCTTTGTCGTACATGTGGATTCCATCGCTGCAGGTGTGCTCCTGCTTAACCTGCTCTTCGAGAGCGCTTATCTCTTCGTAAGTCAGAGTTGCCAGCTTCAGGCGATTCCAGCCGAAGTTGCGGATGCGTGTCATGACTGCACTCCTTTGCGAAGCTGGGCGGCATTAGAGCCCCCTCTTTTTGAAACACAAAAATCAGCTAGTCTTTGGGCTAATTGTTTATCTCGTTTCCCGCAAGACAAAAGCCCAGCAGCAGTCATTACGTCAGTTAGAAACTGGGACTCAGCTATACTCAACTGATTAGTTGCCGGAGTCTCTGGCGAGTGGTCGATGGCTGGCCAGTAACCCAGTTCACCAGCATAAACAAAACAGCTCGCCGCAATGAAATTATTCAGCCCCGCATTCTCCGCAGCCAGCTTCTCAACCTGCATCTGCAGATTCTCGTGAGCAGTAGTCTCTGCACGCAGAGCGCGATGTGATTCTGCAAGTTGCTGTTCAAGTTCAGCGGCATCATTGCGAACCTTACGCAGTTCAATAACGGCAACCTGAACTGCATAAGCGAACATAGCGGAAGGGCGGTCACCTGCTTTTTCACTATCACGCTGCATGTTGACTGCAACAGTCATCAGTTCATCAAGTTGTTCGCCGGTCATTTGTTTATTGGCTGTCATGATTATTTTCCTGCTGCAGTTTGTATTGCTTAACGAAGTGGGCCACAGCCTTTGACTGGCTGGCGGCAATTGTTTTGTCACCAATGTCCAGCCAAACGGTTTTTCCGCGATACAGTGAGGCCCGACCAATGTCTTTACCATCGAGCATCACATACAGAGTTCGTCCGCGAATTTCTGTGGTCGGGATTGGCTGCGACAAGCGATACGTTTCACGCGATTCAGCAATTGCTTTGTGCTCGTCGATAATTGCCAGTGCTTCCGCCAGCGCCGCACCTTCAAGAGTGAAAACACCTTCATCACTGATTGAAGCCTGAGCCATAAGCTCAACGAACCGGCGCGCTTTCTTAATGCTTAGTTCAGGGGTGATAGAACTGCGGGTAACTTTCGATTTCCCCTGGGCAGCAGCGACTGCTTTGTCATGCTGGAGAACTTCACCCGCCTGTTCGCCATACTCGCGAACACGGTCAACAGCAACGTCAACAGATACGGCACCGGATTTAACTTCCCGCTGAACGTCATGATTCGCTGTACTCAGGAGAAGAAGTTTCTCTACAGTGGCCACTGACTTATTGACCAGTTTTGCGATCTCGCTGGTGGTCTGGTTGAAGGCGTTATGCAGCTCCTGGATCACTGCAGCCTGTTCCATATCTGAGAGCGGGAGCTGGTTGTTACTGGTCATGATACGAGCCAGACGCTGCACATCGTTACCGTTGAACGGCATGATGTGGATGCGGTCTACTGGCTTGCCAGCTTCAGCACAGCGTGCATAGCAGCGGCGACGGCGGTGACCTTCGACAACCCACACACCGCCTTCATTACGGGCGATCACTTCCAGCGGTGGAACTGAGCCACCATTCATCAGATAGTTGAACAGGTCATCATCAGCCTGGCGGGTGCGCTCATCATCTTCGCGCTTATTGAAACCTTCACGGCCCATTGTTGAGAGTCGAAGCCCGCTCTCAGAATCCGCATCTAACATGTCCTGGTACATGCGCAGCGCCATCTTCTGGCCTAGTTCTTGGCCATATTTCTCGATGGCTAACCCTTCCACATGGCTTGCGAGTGCGAACCGCTCTGGCGCAGGATAAACACTGATTGATCCGTGTTGGCCTGAGTAGATAACAGCGGTGTCAAACCCTCCAGAATCGTTGGCAACCTCAACTGTGCCGTTCTTGTGTTGCTCCTCTGCAATGAAGACGGCAACAAGCATCCAGCGCCAAATGATGATTTCTTTCTCGATGCCCGGGGTAAACCAGCCGCTTTCAATCGCTTCCATAATGCAAGCCAGCAGATCAAGGCCGTCCGGAATTTGTTTGTCATAGTTGCCGTTGTCGAGCTGGCGAACCGCGACGGAATAACCTATGACTCGATTACCAAAGCGGATGCCTGTAGATGTCGGTTCCGGAGTAAAGGCTGAATGAACCATCAGTGAACTCCTCCAGGTTTAATGGCCTGCAGAGCATCAACCTCTTTAACGAATCGGTCATGCATCGCGTCCCATTTCTCACACCATTTCTCCATTTCTCGCTTGCGCGTCAGGATGCGACGCAGACGGCGAACACAACGCTGGTGGGCGGCCAGATACTCAGCCTTTGTTTCCCCGTCTCGCCATACTTCCCTGTCATCGCGATCAATACGCACCCGCGGGTGACGCTGCGCAAAACCTGAACGCTCAAAAGCCTCGGTGGTCATGAAGAAAGCCAGATAGCGGATCGCCGTATCTCGCGTGAAGCATTTTTTGATACGACCGTGGCGTACTGCCACGAACAGTGGGCCAACTGGCGTATCGTGTTTCTGTAATGCCAGGTCAATCATGCTTACGGTGCGTTTATCGTTCATTTCCGGTCCTTAACTTTGCTGTATCGTTCGTGACTCATTACTTCCCAGTTCTTTCCGCCATCGCGGGAGAGTAGCCGCCAGCGGTGATTAACCTTGAGGCTCAAATTCCCGGAGCCGTGCATACGGCAGGGGTGAATGCGCCTTGCTCTGAACTGGCTTAAAACGTGTGCTGCTTTGAGGTGAACCCACTCAGGAATTCGTATCGCTGTCAGTGCCACCAGCTACCTCCTCAAATCTCAGCTCCATTTCGCGCGCCATTTCGATAAACGTGGCCAGTGAGCAAATGTGCTCGTCGTCGAACAGCTGGCGGTCGCATATCACCCTCCCGTTCTCGATGTGCAGGACTACCCGCCCGGTAAAATCAGGGAGGACATGCAAATCCACGTTCAACACGGGTCGGGGGAGCAGCACACCCTGATAGAGCATTGTTTGTTGGTTAGCCATTGCCGATCTCCGCATTAACTGGTTTCTGCTTTTTGACGAACTCAACCAGCTCAGAAATGATCTCGTCGATTAATTCCTTTCCGCTATCCGTAAGGAATTCACCGCTGCCATTAACATCCACAGCGCTGCTGTAAATTCCCTTGATAGCTTTTACGCCTTCGACATTCCCGCACTCACTGATCGCGAGCCTTTCGAATTTTCGTAATAATCCATCGAGAAGAATCTCTGTTAACTCGACCGTGTTAATGCCGCCTTTATTGAGTTTAATGACAAGGCAGTTACTACCTGTTTTACGCTGGTGGCGTAATAACGTTGCTTTTAAAATTCTGCGTCGGTAGGTGTTGATTAAATTATCCATCATTGTTTTCGTTCGCCCCAAACCATGCGTTAATATCCGATGAGTGATTCCAAGCCATTTCAATCAATGCGAAGCGCTGGGCATCTTCCATTTTTAAGAAATTCTCAGAAATTGTTTGGAGCAAGTAATAAAGCTGCTCTGCATGCACACTCATTTCCTGCGCTGTCCAGTTACGAGCATTTACCGTCGTTGGAGTTCGTTTACTCATAATCTATGCTCCATAGGCTTTTCGCATAAATAATTTTGCAATGTGATAATAATCATTGCCGTAATTACTAATAATTAAAATTGCTGTTCTGTAGGCGTGCCTATCTTTAATAAATGTCATGGCTGCTTTCTCTTATTTAGATTTTTGTTTGTCATGTAAGTCATAGTGCACAGTTCATTAATGAGTGATGTGAAACGCCCTGCAATGCTCACGTCTGTGCGTGTTATGGCTGGCATGAGTAATTCTATAAATTCAGCGCGCAATTCCTGAGCGTACTTATTTGCAGTTTCTGCGGTTTTTGCTGCGTCATCAATATAAAGATCGGCTGGGTTGCGATATGTGCGATCAACTTCTGGCAATTGAATAACTTTATTGTTTTTCATAAAATATTTCTCGAGGTGAGTTTATTCGCACCATTAAAGGCGTTTATTGATTAATTAATTTCAAAGTTTATTTGTATCGAAATCAGCAATTCTGTCGTTAACTTCTTCCAGTGTTTTAACGACCAGAGTTATAAGAGCATGCTCACGTTCTTCTTCCTGGCTGACCATCGTTTCAAGTAACAGCCATAAAGAAGCAGAGCAACAGCGTAAATCGTGTGACCAGTTCATGAGCATATCGCTTGTTTCAAGGCGGTCTAATTGAACTGTATTCTTGGTTTCCATGCTGCCTCCTACATTAAGTGAGTTAAGTAATTAAGAACGTCGTTTAATTACTTAAGTTGTAGTAAGGGTGGATCGTTACACGGAAAAGGTCAACCACTAAAGTGATTTTATTTTTAATGGGTAAAGTAATTTATTGTTTGATAAGCAAAAAAAAGACCGCCTAAGCGGTCTGATTCGATAAATTGGAGGGGTTAGGCAAAGCGCTTGATCGCGGCAGATTGCTTAACTAATACCTTCGCTAAAACGTGGAACTGATCTTCATCGGTGGCATCAATTTGCCAAGAGCTATACAGCTTGTTATCTGATAGGACAACCAAGCTGTTCTTCTGCATCTGTAGTCGTTTTATATGGATGGTTTTACCGAACACAAACACGTAGATTCCGTCGCCTTCGAAGTAATTAACCGTTGTGTCAACAAAGATAAAGTCACCTGGATCAATGGTTCCCTCCATGCTGTCGCCCCTGACTGTAATCACTTTTATTGCGGAAGCAGGCCGGTTACCAAACATGCTTCTGGCATGCTCCTCCGTGAACTCAATGGCGCGAATGGTTTCGATGAACTCTGAAGACAAAAATGTGCCGGGTCCTGCGCTCGCCTGTATATCCAGTAAGTCAACTCTGTAAGCGCCAGTGCTAACAGGCTCCACTACCTTCATAGGCAACAGCTCAGAAGATTGATCGGTTACTGGCATTTCACCTGAAGCAAGCCATTCAGGTCGAACATTCAGAGCTTTTGCTAGCTCTACTGTTCTGCGCGAGCCAGAGGCATTGCCTGACGTTAACTTCCAAATACTTGATTGCGACATCCCAACTAATTTAGCCAGGGATGCTTGAGTCATTCCCGCCGCTCTCATGGCTTCCGTAAGCCTATCTGCAAAAGTGTTGTTCGACATAATGATTACTCCAAAAGTTGTTAAAAATTTAGACCAAATGAAGAATCAAGTCAAAAAGTAATTGGCATCCTTGCAAGTAATCACCTTAATCGCTAAAGTAATATTTAATTACTAAGGGGGTTTTATGATTTCAGAGCCTATCGATATAGCAATCAGATGTGCCGGAAGCCAGGGCGCGCTTGCAAAGCAGTGTGGTGTATCGCAAGCAACGGTCTGGAAATGGCGTCATGGGAAAAAAGTTAAGGCCGAGCATGTATTGAAAATTGTGGCTGCAGCCAGTGGCCAAGTAGCTGCATATCAAATCAGACCTGACTTGCCGGAGCTATTCCCAAAGCCAGAGAAAGAGCAGTGATATGGCACTTGATTATCAACCGGTTGATATGCCCATGGCTTTTAGCCAGGCCGATGCCGATTGGATCAAGCAGCAGTTACTGAGCCTGACGCCAGCAGCACGACAAAAAGCCATTCAGCGTTATGCAGCTGTGTATCAAGAATCGTTCGAAGCCGAGCCCGTTTCATACCGCAAGGAGAACCGGGCAAGGCATGAAGCAAATATGCGGCTTCGCCTGTTTGTGAGAAATCACGGCAGGGCTTTACAGGGGTATACCGCCGAACCTCCCCTGGCCGGAACGCCACCGCGTTCCTGATTGTTGCGGGTTTAAAGGTACCCGGACAAAAGCAGGCTTAAAGGTGCCTGTTCAGGTTGGCAATCCACTAACTCAATTCCCCGTATGTACTAGGTAAGTAGTACGTTTTTATGGGGAAGAGGGAAAGGGGGGTAAGGGGGGATTGGGTGTAGGGGTAGGAATAGGGTCTTTTCCAACAGGAGAGATCCATTGGTTAAGTAGATCACTGTCTTAAGGGCGCAATTAAAAAAACGCCTGTATCAGCAAACCAGTACAAGGCGCTCAGGCGCTGAGAAACAAAAAGGGTTCTTTCTGGAAGAGTGATTTTTCAGGGGAGCTGAATCAGAAGGGAGGCTGGCAGCCTTTGGGGAGGCCACCAGCCATGTGAGGGGGAATCCATGAAAACCACATCACAGAATTATTATCTCATCACCGCGGGGTCCGCACAATGCAGCTGACGATCACACCGAATTTTGCACAGGAACGAGCACTTAACCAGCTGCGCCGTAACTGGAAGGATACGGAAACCTTCATGGTGTACTCGCCGACGGGCAGCGGTAAAACAGGACTGGCCGCCTTCATCGTTGCGGGGTTCGTCAGTCGTGGCATGCGGGTAATGTTTTGCGCGCCTTACCAGATCCTCATTACCCAAACAGCAAACCGTTTTGTGGAGTATGGGTTGCCGGGTGATGAAATCGGCTATGTCTGGGCGGATCACCCAAACTACGATCCTACCCTCAAAATACAAATCGCCAGCGCCGATACGCTTATTCGTCGCGTATTCCCTGACAATATCGATCTGCTGATTATCGACGAAGCGCACCTGCGCAAAAAACGCATCCTGCAGGATATCGAACGCCTGCGCGAAAAAGGCGTGAAAGTGATCGGCCTGTCGGGTACACCGTTTTCCCCGTTCCTGGGCAAATACTATGACCGACTGATTAAGCCAACCACCATCGGCGAGTTAATCCAGCGTGGCGATCTGAGTAAATACGAATTTTACGCACCCACAAAGCCGGATCTGAAAGGGGTTAAAACCTCTCCGTCCCTGCAGTACGGTACCGACTACAACGAGGCGCAGCTGGCGGAGATTATGTGCGGTTCAACGCTGGTGGGCGATATCGTCCAAAACTGGCTGGAGAACGGCCGGGACCTGCCGACAATCGCGTTCTGCGTCAACGTAGACCACGCTAATTTTCTGACTATTCAGTTTAACCAGGCTGGCGTGAATGCAGAGGTTATGACTGCAGATACGCCTGCGGAAGAACGCCAAACCATCATTCACCGCTTCGAAACTGGCGCCACAAAAATCATTGTCAGTGTAGGTGTGCTGGTTGCCGGGTTCGACAGCGATGTTCGCTGCATCATCTACGCCAGGCCAACTAAGAGCGAAATTCGCTGGCTGCAGGCGCTCGGGCGTGGCTTGCGCACCGCACCGGGTAAAGAGTCCTGCCTCATCTTCGATCACAGCGGAACCGTGCACCGCCTGGGTTATCCGGACTCTATCGAATATGACGATCTTCCGGGTAAATCAGACGGGATGGAGGAGGGCGCGCGCCGCGCAGCTGAGGAACGAGCAGAAAAGCTGCCTCATGAATGCTCACAATGCCACTTCATGAAGCCTGCTGGCGTCTATGTCTGCCCTAAATGTGGCCAAAAGCCGTTGGCCGGTGAGGACATTGATACCGACACCGGGCGAAAACTCAAAAAACTGGGGGGCGAGCAGCGCCAGCCGACGAAAGCAGAGAAACAAGCCTGGTGGAGTCAGATCAAATTCTATCAACGCCAGCGCGTATCGCTGGGGAAAAAGCCTGTCAGCGATGCCTGGTGTTCTCACACTTTCCGCGAACGTTTTGGCGTATGGCCGAACGGCCTGAGCGATTACCCGATGGACATAACGCCGACAGTTTCAAACTTCATTAAGCACAAACAGATCGCCTTCGCTAAGCAACGCGAGAAAGAACAGCGCCTGCAAAAGCAGGCAGAAGAGCAGCCGAACCCTGCAAGAGTTCAGCAGGCGCTTAAACACGTCAGCGACATAAGACAGCAGTTAGGAAAACGAGCATGAAAACGGTAGAAGCAGCAAAAGGCCATTGGGCCATGATTTTTGAGCATTACGGCCTGCCGCCGATCACCGGTAAAAATCACTTTAAGGGGAAGTGCCCGCTGTGTGATTCGATTGGAAAGTTCCGCATCGATAACCGCGACGGCGCGGGAACATGGATCTGCACCTGCGGAAGCGGTGACGGGCTTAAGCTGGTTACCGAAACCCAGGGCAAACCATTCAACGAGGTTTGCCGCGAAATCGATGCACTGATCGGCAATACGTTCAGACGTGACAAAGTTCCCGAGGCTAGCGACGCTTCCAAGCTGCGGAGAAAGGTACTCAACAACTTTGCAAAAATGTCTCCTCTGCGCGGTACATCCGGCGCTGAATACCTGAATTCACGCGGTATTTATCAGCTTCCAGCTGAGGCCGTGCGACTCAACCCCAAGCAACGGCATAACGGACGGGTGTACCAGTCTATTTATTCACTGGCAACTGACGATAAAGGGGAACTGTGTTACCTCCATCAGACGTTATTGGATGGTGCAAAGAAAGCTGACATCGGGGCCAGCGCCAAGCGGCAGAAATCTCTGCAGGAAGATAACTATCTTGATCACGCTCGTTCGGTCGCTATCCGTATGTTCCCGGTCGCCAGCACACTTGGCATCGCTGAAGGTATCGAAACTGCGCTGTCTGCACACCAGATTTACAAAGTGAATACCTGGGCGACTATGACCGCCAATTTTATGAAGAAATTCCGGGTCCCGGCAGGCGTTAAGCATCTGATTATTTTTGCCGACCGCGACGAGACAAGCGCTACGGGTTTAGCTGCTGCCTGCGAATGCGCTCACGCAAATCTGGTGGCTAAAAATGACCTGCAGCGCGTGAGCGTGTACTGGCCGGATCACGATGATTTCAACAATATGCTCATGAATGGCGATCAGGTTCGTGAGCTGGTTTTCTATAAAAAACAGCAGGTGGCCGCATGAAACTGGAAGCATCACTCAAACATTTTAGTCCTCAGGGAATGCACATCAGCGATGACGTGAAGGGAACCTCTCCGGATCGTCTCACCGGTACAGATGTAATGGCGGCAATTGGCACCACCAGCAGCCGCGCGCGCTTCGGCCTGGCGGCGTTCTTCGGTAAAGCGGGAATCAGCAAAACGGATGAACAGCTCGCAGTTCAGGCGCTGGCGCGATATGCGATGGATGTCGCACCGAAGAATGTTCGCAAAGCAGCTGGTGGGCAGTTCGGGTGGTGCATGCAGATGTTGGCACAATTTGCCTTTGCTGATTACTCACGTTCTGCGGCTACCAGTGTGACGTGTCACAGTTGCAGTGGTACCGGGTTCATCTCCGGGAATGAGGATGTGGTTAAACATCCTGGTATTTTCGACGCCGACGGTGCCGAAGTAGTGGCCCCGAAGATTAAAAATGAGCTGGTGAATAGGGTTTGCGGAACATGCGGCGGAAAGAGAGTGATCCTTGCCCGGTGCAGGTGTGGCGGTAAAGGCGAAGTGTTGGACCGCAAAGCGACTAAAGACCGCGGCGCACCGGTTTTCAAAACGTGTGAACGTTGCTCTGGTAATGGCTTCTCTGCAATCTCCTCGGCGACGGTACACCGTGCCATTCTGAAGCGTCTCCCGGACCTCCATCAATCCTCATGGTCACGCAACTGGAAACCCTTCTATGAAATGCTGGTGGACACTCTGCGCCAAGGGGAGCGTCACGCAGCAGTGGAATTTGAGAAGGCGACAACTTATTAATATGATCGGAGCAAATGGCGACATTTTTTTGCACGTTAGTGTTGACTTTGCATAAAACTGTCCTGTATGCTTTCCATCGTGGGATATTACGCCTACACGACATAAAACCCGCCTCAGCGCGGGTTTTTTTATGCCTGCAATTCTTCGCGCCACGCTCGGCGCAATCCAACCACAGAGCCTTTCAGGGGTGAGCCATAGGGAACGGTCGGTGTGACTGTCTCTGTGGGCTGATCATTCCTGAGCGCTGGCTCACCCGCTAAAAGGAAAGTCACTATGTTCGGTATCTTCAAAAAGAAAGCACGTAAAGCAGTTACTGAAGTTAAGAAAATGGAAAACCGCGATGCGGTTGAGGCGACTGTATGGGGCGCTTACTCCATTGCGTATGCCGATGGTACCTGCGATGCGAAAGAAATCGCCACGCTGGAAAAAACCATTTCGGCACTGCCTGCCTTCGCACCGTTCGCCGGAGAAATTGCGCAGATGAGCAGCAACATTCGCGCGCGCTACGAAGCCTCGCCGCGCTCCGCTAATGCTCAGGCGTTGCGCGAGCTGGCTGACGTTGCCGGTACAACTGATGCTGTTGACGTTCTGTGTCTGTGTCTCGATGTTGCTGACAACGACGGGATCGGTGAAGAAGAAGAGAAACAGCTGAAGAAAATCGCTCAGGCGCTGCAGCTTCCACTGGATCAGTACCTGTGATCGGAAAACTGCGTTGGGCGGCCGCCGGGGTTTTGTTGTTCCTGGTGGTTGCCATCGACTTCACCAGCAAAATGATGTCCGTCCTTGCTGATGGTGTGCTGGTGGCTGGAGTGATTGCGCTGCTCTGGCCCCTGATTAAATCCAGTAAATAACACTGTGCAAAAGGTCATTACGATGGCCTTTGACAGAGTGACAATAACGCCGCCTAGCGGCCTTCTTTCCCCTCATATTGAGAGGATTCACAGCATTGAGGGGGACCGATGTCCGATCCGATTTCCGGCACTGGCTTAGCCGGTGGCGCTCTGACGGGTGCCAGTATCTATGGCCTGCTTACAGGCACCGATTATGGTGTGGTATTTGGCGCATTTGCAGGTGCCGTATTCTACATCGCCACAGCAGCTGATCTGAGTGCAACCCGCCGGCTGGCATATTTCATAGTGTCGTATATCGCCGGGATCTTATGCTCCGGGCTGGTAGGCTCAAAGTTATCTGCCTGGACCGGTTACAGTGATAAACCTCTGGACGCCATCGGTGCCGTAATCATTTCTGCATTAGCCGTCAAAATCCTGACGTTCCTGAATAACCAGGATGTCGGCTCGCTGGTGGCGCTGATAACGCGCCGGGGAGGTTCAGGTGGTACTAAATGACCCAACTGCAACATTAAACGCTCTGATCTGTGCCGGAGTGGTGGTTACTCTGATGTTTTATCGCCGGGGTGACTCCCGCCATCGCCCGTGGGTTTCCCGGTTGGCATGGCTGATTACCGTCACTTACAGCGCGGTACCGCTTGCGTACCTGTGCGGGATTTATCCTCATTCTTCCTGGTCCTCCATCGGGGCCAATATCATCTTTCTTTCCGTGCTGGTGGCCGTTAAAGGCAACGTGGCACACCTGGTAGATCATCTGAGGCACTAATGGACCAAACACAATTTCAAAAGGCGGCAGGTATAAGCGCCGGTCTAGCCGTGCGCTGGTTTCACTATATCGATGCTGCAATGAAGGAATTCGGCATAACCGCGCCGCTCGATCAGGCCATGTTTATCGCGCAGATGGGCCATGAGTCCGGCGGTTTCACCCGGCTGGTGGAAAACCTGAACTATTCGGCAGAAAACCTGTTACCTACGTTCGGCAAGCATCGCATTACTGCACAGCAGGCCGCCGCACTCGGCAGAACGGCAACGCAACCGGCAAATCAGAAAGCGATAGCCAATCTGGTTTATGGCGGTGAGTGGGGCAAAAAGAACTTGGGCAACCAGGTTGCTGGTGATGGCTGGAAATATCGCGGTCGCGGCCTGAAGCAAATCACCGGGCTCAGCAATTACCGCAACTGTGGCCACGCGCTGAAGTTGGACCTTGTAACCCAGCCTGAATTGCTGGAACAGGATGAATATGCTGCGCGCTCCGCTGCATGGTTCTATGTCTCGCACGGATGCCTGCTCCATTCCGGCGACGTGGAGCGCGTCACGCTGCTTATCAATGGCGGACGTAACGGGCTGGATAAACGCCGCGCGCTGTTTAACCTGGCGAAATCTGTGCTGGTGTGAGGTCACTATGGGGTTTGAAACTTTAATTGGTATTGCTGCAGCAGTCATTGCCGCCATCGCTGGCGCTTTCGGCCTGGGCCATATTCGCGGCTCAAGCAAAGCAGAAGCAAAATCAGATCAGCAGCGCACCGAAGATAACGCAGCGGCAATGGTCGCAGCAGCAGAACGCCGGGTAGAGACAACGAAAGAGGCCAGCAATGTACAGCAGACCGTTAACCATATGCCTGGCGATGATGTTGATCGTGAGCTGCGCACAAACTGGACCCGTAAGGGTTGAGGTAGTGGACTCTGCCTGCGATTGGGTTAGACCCATTTACGGCACCGCTCATGACTGGGATGTTCTGGACCGCCAAACGAAGAAAGACATTCTGGCGCATAACAAAGCGTGGCATGCGAACTGCCAGAAAGAAACCAGAGCCTCGCAATAGCGGGGCCTTTAATTACTGAGGAAAGAGCATGACTGTAGTTCTCACAGCTAAGCAAATCGAAGACCTGGCTAATTTCGCAAAAGAAGACGGCGCGCCTCAATACACCATCACCACGGGGACAATCCCGGAGTTAGAAGCAGATGATGGTGAAATTATTCCTGAATACTCTGGTCTGATCGCGTATTCAGATTCACTTGAGCGTGGCGTGTTACAACTCGACGATTAAGTGGCCATTACAAAGCTCACCTGCTGGTGGGCTTGATAATGGTTATCCCCACAAGCGGATAAGGCAGCCATTATCCCCTACAAGGTATAAAACGGCCTCGCACCCGCGGGGTTTTTTAATGCGCATCGCACGCGCACATCAAAGAAAGTCTTTCAGCTGTGAGCCTGGGCAAACCGTTAACTTTCGGCGGCTTTGCCGTGCGACAGGCTCACGCCTAAAAGGAAATCCCTCATGAAATATTTATCGCTGCAGCAGGCGATGCTGGGCATGCGCGTAACAATGACCGACGACGGCTTGATTCTCAAAAGTCCTGCCGGTAGCGCACACTACGATTTGAAAGGTCGCCGCCATACAGTTTGGGGTGATGCTTCTTTCTTTCCTGAACATCTTCGCGTGAAAGATAAGCGCAAACCGAAAGGTGGCCACGTCAGTTACGGCAATGGCGGAATCGTTGGCCATCGGGCTGACGGTTCTGTGGCCTGGCGAATGGGGAAAATCGAAGAGTCTACAAAAAAAACTGATGCTGCATTAGGTGAGCTCTCGGCTGTTTACACCCTTCCACGTTACAGAATTAGTAGCGACCTGAAGAGACAGGAACTGATTGCTAATGCTCTTGATGAAGCAAAGCAGAGGTCTAGTGAAGTATTTGGCGGGTTTCCAGCAGATAAAACTACCGTGGTTTTCTTGGCTGATCGCTGGGTTTCTATTGAGGGTGGATATACTCCAGACGAAATGCGTGATGCTGTGGAATACATCAAGCGGAAAAGGAAGGAGAAAGCAGACGCAAAGGCGATGGCTGAATCATCGCCATTCTTTGTAGTGGGCGGCGTTGTACATATCAAACAATCAGTCATCCAACCTGTTAATAACGAAGAAAGCTGCTTAAGTCGTTTCGTTTCGGAGAGAGTGAGCGAAGCTTTACGCGAAGCCACACGTCCTGGTGGAATCATTCACGCCGCCACTAAGCGTTAAAAGGCTGGAGGAAATATGCAGGTCACTATTGATGGTGTCCCATACGCTCCCGCCAGCGTCGTTTCATCACGGATCGGCATTGCCATTTCGACGCATCAGCGTGCAGACGTTTTAAAACGAGCACTCGAACAGCACATGAAGCATCTTCCCGCCGGCGCGTTGGTGGTTGTTATCGACGATGGTTCTAAACCTGCAGCGGTAGTTCCCCACGGCGTGCAGCTGCTTCGCCATGAAACATCACTCGGCATTGTTGCTTCGAAGAACGCCAGCCTGTCAGCCCTGATGGATGCCGGGTGCGAGCATCTTTTTCTGTGGGATGATGATGCCTGGCCCATCGCCGATAACTGGCATCTTCCCTACATCGAATCACCTGAGCCACATCTGGCTTACCAGTTTCTCGATCTGGCTGGCCTCAACAAGCTGAATGACATTTCGATGCTTTACCGTGACGATCAGCATGTGGCGTACACGGGACAGCGCGGCGTGATGCTTTATTACCACCGCAGCGCCATCGAGAAGGTGGGCGGATTCGATCCGGTTTATGGTCGCGGCATGTACGAGCACAGCGACCTCGCCCTGCGCATCCATAACGCAGGACTGACTACGTGGGCTTATGCTGATGTCCTCGGTTCAGACAAGCTGATTCATTCCCTCGATGAGCATGAAGCGGTGGAGCGTTCGGTACCGAGGCCCGACCGCCAGGCGCTGGTGGAACGTAATGTGAAGATCCACAACGAACGACGTGATACCGGCTTTACCGGTTACGTTGAATATCGGCGTCAGCGCGACGTGGTTATCACTACGTTACTGACCAGCCAGCCCGACCCTCAACGCGGCACGAAAATGACGGCCTCACCTGACATGCTGATCAAGTGGGCGGCCTCGCTTCGACAGTGTGGTCGCATCGCGCTGGTGGATGAACTGCAGACGGCACCGGCAGACGTTGAGCTTTACCGCGTTCCTGACTTGAAGATGAATGTCTACTTCCGGCGTTGGCTGCATATCTGGCAGCACCTGCGCGATCACCCTGAATACCGGTTCGTATGGTGTACCGATGGTACCGATGTCGAAATGCTGCGCGCGCCATGGGATGAAATGCAGCCCGGGAATGTTTACGTTGGTTCTGAACCGAAGACTTACGCCGACACTTGGGCAAAGCAGAATCATCCTGAGCGTATCTATCAGGAATTCATTGAATCGCACCGCGGCGATGTGATGCTTAACGCTGGCCTGCTGGGTGGCACACGCGCTGATGTAATTGCGTTCGCTCACGGCATCATCCGTCTTTACTACCGGATCGAGAGTTATCGCTTCTGGAAGAAAGAACAGGCTGGTGCAGCGGTAGGTGACATGCTGGCGTTCGGCATTGTCGCGCAGTCATTCGCTGACAGGCTGGTCACCGGACCTCTGGTTCATACCGTTTTCAAAACTGATGGAATCGGTGGGGAGGCTACATGGTGGAAACACAAGTGAAGTATGCAGTTATCGGACACCATTCCCGATATAAGCAGGCATCGCGTCTTGCTGGACTTCTCGGGGATGTACTGCTGATTGATAGCGGAGACCATGGCGCAAACTGGAATCATCGCCGCGCGCTTGAATGGGCTTCATGGCAGGATTGCCGGGTAGTGATAATCGAAGATGACGCATTGCCTGTTCCAGATTTTATTGAGCAGGTTAGCGAATGGCTTAACCGCTTCCCGGAATCGCTGGTGAGTTTCTACCTGGGTACGGGGCGACCACCTCAGTATCAAATGCAGATAGCTGAGCGGCTGATTGTTGCTGATAAGACTCAGGCTGATTACATCACGCTGCAGCGGCTTATACACGGCGTTTGTTATAGCGTACCCCCTAAGAATATTGAACGAGTCCTTTCTCGATGGGACAGCAGCAAGCCAGCTGATTATGCCGTTGGTGATGCCTATGGCGGCGCTGTGGTTTATCCGTGTTACTCGCTGGTGGATCATGCTGACGGCGAACCGGTTGAGCGTCACCCTGACTCAGCGCCACGCACAGAACGCCGCAGGGCGTGGAGGTTGGCCTGATGCCTGCGTTAATACCGAGAGCATGCCGCAAGCGTGGCTGCTCTGGCACAACCACAGACCGCTCAGGCTATTGTCCCAAGCACCTTAACGAAGGCTGGCAGCAGCATCAGCGAGGACAGAGCAGGCATCAGCGAGGTTATGGCAGTAAGTGGGACAGGCTGCGCCCAATCGTTCTCGACAGAGATAAACACCTTTGTCAAGAATGCCTGCGAAATGGAAAGTATACGCCCGCTGAGACGGTGGACCATATCACCGCCAAAGCAAATGGGGGGACCGATGACCTGTCAAACCTCGAAAGCCTCTGCAAGCCCTGCCACAGGGCGAAGACAGCGGTCGAAAGACTCAAATGACATCGATTCTCATTTGAGTGAGCTGATGGGGAGGGCGGGTTGAAAGTTCAGGAATGACGCGCCAAAGGACCGCCGCCTAACCTCTTTTCACATCGCCGCAGGTTAGAAAACTTTTTTATGGGGTCCCCCATTCGATGATTAATAGGAGTTTTCGATTATGTCTGGACCACCGAAAACCCCGACCCATCTACGTTTGGTGAGGGGTAACCCATCAAAACGCCCGATTAATGAAAACGAACCTAAGCCAGCTGCAGGGGTACCCCCAACGCCGAAGCATTTCGACAAGCAGGGGAAATACTGGTTCAGGCGTATGGCTGAAGAGCTCGATGCGCTTGGCGTCATGTCGCAGCTGGACGCGAGAGCACTTGAGCTTCTGGTTGAGGTTTACACCGAGTACCGGCATCACTGCGATACGCTGGAGAGAGAAGGCTACACCTACGCCGTTTATAGCGACGAAGAGCCAGACGAAGGTAAAGAGCGAGAGATTCGCATGATCAAGGCTCACCCGGCCGCCATTATGAAAGCTGATGCCTGGAAACGTCTGCGCGCCATGCTCGGTGAGTTCGGCATGACGCCAGCCAGCCGCTCTAAAGTGAATGCAAAAGGTCCTGATGCGGTTGATCCGCTGGCCGAGTTTATGAAAGCGAGGGATTAATGGCTAAGGTTGCAGAAGGCATCCGCTATGCCGAGAGGGTGGTGGCGGGGGAAATTATTGCCTGTGAGTATGTGCGCCTTGCCTGCCAGCGTTTTCTTGACGATCTGGCACACGGCGAAGAGCGCGGTATTTTCTTCAGTGAGCCGCGCGCGCAGCACATTCTGAATTTCTATAATTTTGTGCCTCACGTAAAAGGCGCCCTGGCAGGCCAGCCTATTGAGCTGATGGACTGGCATGTTTTCATCCTGATTAATATTTTTGGTTTTGTTATCCCGCTGGTGAACGAAGAGACGGGGGAAACCGTCCTGCGTAACGACGGCAGCGGTCGGCCGGTGATGGTTCGGCGTTTCCGTACAGCAGATGTTGAGGTGGCCCGTAAAAATGCCAAATCAACACTTTGCTCCGGCGTGGGGCTCTATATGGCTGGCGCTGACGGCGAGGGCGGGGCGGAGGTTTATTCCGCTGCAACCACCCGTGACCAGGCGCGAATTGTTTTTGAAGACGCGAAAAATATGGTCAAGAAGGCGAAAGCCACTCTTGGGCGGATCTTCGAATTCAACAAGCTCGCTATCTACCAGGAGCAAACGGCCTCCAAATTCGAGCCTTTATCATCAGATGCGAACAACCTCGACGGCCTGAACATCCACTGTGCCATCGTCGACGAGCTGCATGCTCATAAAACCCGTGACGTCTGGGACGTTCTGGAGACGGCCACAGGCTCGCGCCTGCAATCGCTGCTTTTCGGTATCACCACCGCCGGCTTCAACAAAGAAGGTATCTGTTACGAACTACGCGATTACGCAATCAAGGTCCTGCGCGGCCTGGTTAAAGACGATACGTTTTTTGCCATCATCTACACCTTAGATGAAGGTGACGATCCCTTTGATGAAAAAGTCTGGCAGAAGGCGAATCCGGGGCTGGGTATCTGTAAGCGCTGGGATGACCTGCGCCGCCTGGCTAAAAAGGCGAAAGAGCAGGTTTCGGCCAGGATTAACTTTTTCACCAAACACATGAATATCTGGGTTACCGCTGAGTCTGCCTGGATGGACATGATGAAATGGGAAAAATGCGAGTTTATCGCCCCGCAGCACGAACTTAAAACCTATCCCTCCTGGGTGGGCGTTGACCTTTCAAACAAAATTGATATCTGTGCAGCCGCTAAAGTCTGGCGCGCGCCAGGTGGCCACGTTCATGCGGATTTTAAATTCTGGCTGCCGGAAGGACGCCTTGAGAAATGTTCACGCCAGATGGCAGAGCTCTATCGTAAGTGGGCCGAGATGGACAAGCTGATCCTTACCGACGGGGATGTAATCGACCATGCTCAGATTAAGGAAGAGCTGCAGGTGTGGGTTGCTGGCGAGAGTCTGAAAGAAATTGGCTTCGACCCGTGGAGTGCGACGCAGTTCAGCCTTGCGCTGGCAGAAGAAGGGCTGCCGCTGGTGGAAGTGCCGCAGACGGTTCGCAATTTCTCTGAGGCGATGAAAGAGGTCGAAGCACTGGTATACGGCGGCCGCTTCCATCACAGCGATCACCCGGTAATGAACTGGATGATGTCCAACGTAACCGTCAAACCTGACCGGAACGAGAACATTTTCCCGAACAAGTCCACACCAGAGGCCAAGATTGATGGCCCGGCGGCATTGTTCACAGCAATGAGCCGCGTTCTGGTTAACGGTGGCAACGACCAGCAGGATCTCTCCGGATTCTTCAATAATCCCATCATGGTAGGTTTCTGATGAAAAAAAACAAACAGCCAGGCAGGGTGAAAAGCGCTCTGCTTAACTGGCTTGGTGTGCCTATCAGCCTGACTACCGGCACGTTCTGGGAGGAATGGTTTGGCACCAGCAGCAGCGGAAAGGTGGTCACGGCCGATAAAGCCATCCAGCTATCGGCTGTGTGGGCATGCGTAAGGCTGTTAAGCGAGTCTATTTCAACCCTTCCGCTGAAAATATACGTTCGACAGCCTGACGGTTCGCGCAAAGCGGCAACCGATCATCCGGCCTATTCGATACTGTGCCGCCGCCCCAATTCAGAAATGACACCATCACGCTTTATGCTGATGGTGGTTGCCAGTATTTGCCTGCGCGGGAACGCCTTCATTGAGAAGAAATTCATCGCAAACCGCCTGGTTTCGCTGGTGCCTTTACTGCCGCAGAACATGGTGGTTAAACGTCTCACTACCGGGGCGCTGGAATACAAATACACTGAAAACGGAAACGAGCGCGTCATTCCGGTCAAAAACATCATGCACATTCGCGGGTTCGGTCTGGACGGTGTTTGCGGCATGATGCCGATGAAGACTGGCCGGGATGTGATCGGTTCAGCAATGGCCGTTGAAGAGTCCGCGGCGAAGATATTCGAACAGGGCCTGCAGAGTTCAGGATTCCTCTCTTCTGATAAAGCTCTGGATGATACTCAACGTGAAAAACTTCGCGGTTACATGGCGGCGTTTACCGGTTCGAAAAACGCCGGAAAAATCATGGTTCTTGAGGGTGGTTTGACGTACCAGGGCGTGACCATGAACCCGGAAGATGCTCAGATGCTCGAAAGCCGCGCATTTAGCATTGAGGAGATCTGCCGCTGGTTTCGCGTGCCGCCTTTCATGGTTGGTCATACCACGAAACAAAGCAGCTGGGCATCCAGCCTGGAAGGTATGAACCTGCAGTTTCTGACTCATACACTTCGACCACTGCTGGTGAATATTGAGCAGGAAATTGGCCGGTGCTTACTCGACAGCGATGACGAAGTGTTTGCAGAATTCTCTGTTGAAGGTCTACTGCGAGCCGATAGTGCCGGTCGCGCGGCATACTATACAAGCGCGCTTCAAAATGGCTGGATGTCCCGTAATGATGTTCGTCGTCTTGAGAACATGCCGCCAATTGAAGGGGGCGATATTTACACCGTTCAGCTCAACCTGACGCAACTGAAAAATCTCGAAAGCAGCAACCCTGCTGTTCAGGCACTGGCCCTGCGAGAGCTGCATAACCACGTATTCCCCGATATTTCCTTTGAACAATCTCCGCTGAAACAGGCCGCTTAGGAGCACTTTCCTGATGAGCAAAAAACAACTTCCGGTAGCACCGGCGGGTCGCCCCTGCGCGCGCGTTACCTGTGAAACATTACCGTCCGCACTGGACCGCTGGGACGGCGGGATCAAAGCGGCGGCCACCGACGATAACAGCATTTCTGTTTTTGATGTTATCGGGCAGGACTACTGGGGCGAAGGGGTAACAGCTAAACGTATTGCTGGTGCGCTTCGGGCTATGAACGGCGCCGACGTCACGGTGAATATCAACTCACCGGGCGGCGACATGTTCGAAGGTCTGGCTATTTATAACCTGCTCCGCGAATACGAAGGCCGTGTAACGGTGAAGGTGCTGGGCATTGCCGCCAGCGCCGCCTCGATAATTGCGATGGCCGGGGATGATATTCAGATTGGCCGCGGTGCCTTCCTGATGATCCACAACTGCTGGGTATATGCGATGGGAAACCGCCATGATTTTGCAGAACTGGCACAGTCACTGGAACCCTTCGATACCGCTATGGCTGACATCTACGCGGCGCGCTCCGGCCTTGATATGGCCGCTGTGCAGAAGCTGATGGACGCGGAAAGCTATATCGGTGGCAGTGATGCAGTAGCGAAGGGACTGGCAGACAGCTTGCTTTCTGCTGATGCGGTCAGCGACGGCGACGAATCGCCTGCAGCCGCGCTTCGCAAACTTGATGCATTGCTGGCCAAGACCAACACACCGCGCTCTGAGCGCAGAAAACTCATTAAAGCCTTATCCGGTGGCATGCCTGGCGCTGTCACCACCAACGACGGTACGCCGGGCGCTGCCGAAGACATCAAACCTGAAACCATCAATTCACTTGAAAGCGCCCTGGCGGCGTTAGTCAAATAAGGACCCTTTATGTCTGAAGTAAACGATATTCTGAAAAAAGTCACGGCCAGCATCGAAGAGGCAACTGGCAAGTTCAACGCGAAAGCAGAAGACGCACTCAAAGAGGCGCAGAAATCCGGCAAGCTGTCAGAAGAAACAAAGGCAGCCGTTGATAAAATGGCTTCTGAGTTCAACGCCCTGCGCGACGCAGAAAAAACGCTGAAGGCTGCGATGGGGGAACTGGAGCAACATGTTGCTCAGATGCCGCTGGCTAACGCGAAGCATGTTGTGGAATCAATCGGCCAGCAGGTGATCTCTGCTGAAGCGCTGAAAACTTTTGCTGCAGGTGTTGAAGGTGGCAAACGTATCAGCATCCCTGTGAAGGCTGCCCTGACTTCGGTGGATGTGCCTGATGGTGTTGTGGAGCCACAGCGCCTGCCGGGTATTGATACGGCACCGAAACAGCGCCTGTTTATCCGCGATCTGATTGCTCCAGGTCGTACTTCCTCCTCTGCTATCTTCTGGGTGCAGCAGACGGGCTTTACCAATAACGCGAAAGTGGTTCCTGAAAACACGCAGAAACCATACAGCGAAATTGAGTTTACGCCGAAAATCACTGGCGTCAGCACCATTGCCCACCTGTTCAAAGCCTCTAAGCAGATCCTGGATGACTTCGCACAGCTGCAGTCCACCGTTGATGCCGAAATGCGCTACGGGCTGAAGTACGCAGAAGAGCAGGAAATTCTCTTCGGTGATGGTACCGGCGTGCATCTGCATGGCATCGTTCCTCAGGCGTCAGCGTTTGATCCAGCGTTCACTGTTGAACAGCAGAGCGGTATTGACGATCTGCGTCTGGCAATGCTGCAGGTGCAGCTGGCGCGCTTCCCGGCATCCGGTCATGTCCTTCATTTCATTGACTGGGCGCGGATCGAGCTGACAAAAGACAGCCTGGGCCGCTACATCCTGGCTAACCCTGCGGCGCTGACTGGACCGACTCTGTGGGGCCTGCCGGTTGTTGCCACCGAAGCAGCGGCATTCCAGGGTAAATTCCTGACCGGTGCTTTCAACGCAGGCGCGCAAATCTTCGACCGCGAAGATGCGAACGTGGTGATCTCCACAGAGAACGCCGACGACTTCGAGAAAAACATGCTCACCATCCGTTGCGAGGAACGTCTGGCGCTGGCCGTCAAACGCCCTGAGGCATTTGTATACGGTGCATTCCGCACTGGCGCTGGTAGCTGATGAAATAGCGGCCTTCGGGCCGCTTTTACAGGTGGGAAAATGAAACTGATTGCACTTAAACCGATTTATTTCGGCGGTACCGTCGTTACTGAGGGGCTTCCGCTGGAAACTCTGGAACAGCACGGTCGCGAGCTCATCAAAAAAGGCTATGCGATGCTCGATGAATCAGAAAATCCTGCAGAGCAGGAACAGCAGCAGGAACAGCAGCAGGAACAGCCGGAAGTAAAAGCGGACAAGAAGGCGAAAAAATAATGGTCGACCTTGATGTGGTGAAACAGCACTGCCGCATTGATACCGATTTTTCCGGAGACGATGCCCTGCTGACTTTATACACCGGTGCGGCGGCGCGTTACGTCCAGACATGGACAAGGCGAACGCTCTATGAAAACCAAAGCTCCCCTGGCTACGCAGACGACCCGGACCCGATTCTACTGAATGATGATGTTAAAGCGGCCATGTTATTGCTGATAGGTCACTGGTATGCCAACAGAGAATCAGTTTCCGTCGGTCAGACCGTTGCAGAGGTCCCGTTTGCAGTTGAAGCCTTGCTGCAGCCATACCGAATTTACGGGGTATAGGAGGACTTTATGCAGGCCGGAAGACTGAGAGACAGGGTGGTGGTTCAGAACATCACAACATCCAGAGATCCTTCTGGCCAGCCTGTTGAAACATGGCATGACGGCGCAGAAACCTGGGCAGAAGTAAAGGGCATTAGTGGGCGCGAGCTGGTAGCCGCTGGTGCTGAAACCGCAGTCGCCACTATCAGGATATGGACACGATTTCGTAGCGATATAACTGCTGCGTCCAGACTCAGGGTTATGACTGGCCCGTTCAAGGGGGCCATTTTGAATATCATTGGTCCGCCAATCCCTGATTCTCGTGGTATTCAGCTCGAAATTCTTTGCAAACAGGGTACCGAAAAATGATTGAGACGAGCCTCGATTTTTCCGGGCTGAATGACATCGCAAAGGATCTGGAGGCGCTTAGCCGCGCTGAAAACAACAAGGTTCTGCGTGATGCCACGCGCGCTGGCGCCGAAGTGCTTAAGGAAGAAGTGATCGCCCGCGCGCCGGTGCGCACCGGGAAACTGAAAAAAAACGTGGTGGTGGTGACCCAAAAAAGCCGCCGTCGCGGGGAAATTTCTTCCGGCGTCCATATTCGTGGTGTTAACCCGCGCACCGGGAACAGCGATAACACGATGAAGGCGAGTAACCCGAGAAACGCCTTTTACTGGCGATTCGTTGAAATGGGAACCGTTAACATGCCACCGCACCCTTTCATTCGTCCCGCGTTCGATGTTCGCCAGGAGCAGGCGACAGAGGTTGCGATCAGGCGCATGAACCAGGCCATTGACGAGGCATTAAGCAAATGACGGAAGACGATCTCTATCCTCTGCTGGAACCGCTGGCCGGAGGGCAGGTTTATCCCTACGTTGCGCCGCTTGGCAGTGACGGGAAGCCTTCAGTCTCTCCGCCCTGGGTAATTTTCTCGATTATTACCGACGTGGCCGCAGACGTTCTTTGCGGTCAGGCTGAATCTGCCGTTTCTGTGCAGGTTGATGTCTATTCCAGCACCATCACTGAAGCGCGCACGATCAGGAATATGGCGCTTGATGCTCTGCAGGTGCTGAAGCCGGAAAGCATTGTAAAAACGCCGGGCTATGAGCCTGATCTGCGCTATCACCGGGCAACGCTCGAATTTCAGGTAACCGTTTAACTTTACCCACCATAACAGACCGCTCTGGCGGTCTTTTTTTTAACTGGAGAAACCATGACCAGTAAGTATGAAGTCACAAAGGGGATGACCTTTGCCGTCTCCGACGCACCCGTAACCGCCGAGGATTTTAACGCCTCAGGTTTCCCGGGCGCTGGTGTTACCTGGCTGGAAGCAGCCTGTGCAACAAAGGAGATCACCTTCACCGGCGGGCAGAAAGGGGATATCGACGTAACCACGCTGTGCTCAACTGAACAGGAGCAAACCAACGGCCTCGCCGCGCCTGCTGAAATGAGCATTACCCGTAACTGGGTTGGCGATGAAGCAGCACAGGAGGCACTGCAGACCGCTTACGAAAATGACGAACTGCGCGCGCTGCGCGTGGTATTCCCGTCTGGCAACGGTTTCTACGTGCTGGTGGAGGTACGCCAGAGCTCATGGTCTGCTGCAACCTCTTCCGTTGTTGGCGCTACCTATTCTCTGCGTGTACGCGGCAAACCTAAACGCATCTACGCGTCTGGTTCCTGAGCGGCTTCGGCCGCTTTTTTTATCCCTCCGATCATGTAACAAGAGAAAATGAAATGCCGCAAAAAACATCACAGAATTCATTACGCAACGTGGCGCTTACAGCATCGAAAGCCTATCGCACCAAAGAAGGTATCACGGTCCCTGAATGGGATGGCGCAAAGGTAACGCTACGTGAACCCTCTGGCGATGCCTGGGTGAAATTCCGGGAGATCGTTAATCCCCAGCTCGCCGAGGGCGAAGAGGCACCGACGCTGACGGAGGCGGAAAAGTTTCTGCGTAACAAAGAGGCTGATGTGGTTCTGTTTATTGACGTTCTGCTGGATGAAAACGGCGAGCGAGTATTCAGCGATGAGGATCAGGAGCAGGTATCTAAAATTTATGGTCCTGTGCACTCCCGCCTGCTGGCTCAGGCCCTCAACCTCGGCATGAGCCAGGAAGAAGCGGGAAAGCCGTAAAGCAGCCGCTGACCTTCTTCCTGATGTCTCTGGCGCTCCGGTTGGGGCGTACTCTCCACGAACTGCGCCAGACCATGACCGCCAGTGAGCTTAAAATGTGGATCGAGTTCGACCGCATCAGTCCGATTGGTGACTGGCGCGCCGATGCTCAGGCGGCGCAGATCTCCGTTGCAATGCTGAACTCTCAGGGAGGGAAATTCACCATTCCTGACGTGATGCTGAAATGGGGTGAGCAGGAAGAAGGCGCTCAAGTCTCTGAACTTGAAGAATGGATGTCCAGTCTTTGATGCCCGCGGCTGCGGGCTTTTTTATGGGTGAAATATGGCAACGCTGCGCGAGCTAATCATCAAAATTTCGGCGAACTCTTCTTCTTTCCAGTCAGAGATCGCCAGAGCGTCCCGCATGGGAACCGATTACTACCGCACTATGGAACAGGGCGGGAAAAAAGCTGCAGCGGCCACGCGTGAAACTCAGCGGTCTTTGGCTGACCTGAATTCTCAGCTTGCAACCGTGCGATCCTCTGCTGCCGGGCTTGCCGGTGCGTGGGCTGGTGCATTTGCCACGCATCAGCTGATTCAGTTTGCCGACACGTGGAACCAGTTGAATGGGCGTCTTCGCCTTGCGTCCTCTTCCAGTGAGGATTACGTGCAATCCCAGCGCGTGCTGATGGAGATTAGCCAACGCACCGGAACATCTCTTGAGGCAAACAGCAACCTGTACAGCAGAATTGCGCATTCCCTGCGAGATGCCGGTTACGCTTCTGCTGACGTCGCAAAAGTTACGGAAACCGTAGCAACCTCACTGAAGCTGTCTGGCGCCAGTACCGAAGAGGCGAGTTCTGTTATCACCCAGCTTAGCCAGGCACTTGGCTCAGGCGTTTTGCGAGGTGAAGAATTTAACTCCATCATGGAGAACGGTGGCCGCCTGGCGAAACTGCTGGCTGATGGGCTGGGTACCACTGTTGGTGGCCTGCGAAATATGGCCAACAATGGCGAGCTGACGACCAACAAGATCGTCCCGCTGCTGACCAACATTGAGATCCTCCGTAAAGAATTCGACACCCTTCCTGCATCCATCAGCGGATCTGCACAGAAAGTGCAAAACGCCTTTCTCGCATGGGTTGGCGGGGCGAATGATGCTGTCGGCGCATCATCCACGCTTTCTGGCGTGCTGGATGGTCTGGCGAATAACATCGATGATGTGGCAAATACAGCCGGTCTTCTGGTTGGTGTTGGCCTCGCTCGTTATTTTGGCAACATGGTCGGCAGCGTTGCTCAGTCAACCCGGGCAGTCCTCGCTAATACGGCCGCCGAGGTCGCGCTGGCGCAGGCTCAGGTCCGTGGAGCTCAGGTTAGCGTTGCTGCTGGTCGCCAGGCTGTTTACCGCGCTCAACAGGCGCGTGCAGCGGCGACGAGTATTGAGGCTCAGATTGTCGCTGAGCGTAATCTTGCTGCTGCTCAGGCATCACTGAATACGGCGCTTGCTGGCAGGACTTCGGCCGTTAATAACCTCACCAATACAGCCTCGGTGATGTCCCGCCTGGGTAGTGGCGTTCTTGGTATTCTCGGTGGATGGCCTGGAGTGATTATCGGTGCCGGCGCTGCGATGTATGGCCTGTATCAGCATACCCAGCAGGTGCACCGTGAGGCGGTAGGTTTTGCCAACAACCTCGACGAGATCAACACCAAGCTCCAGCAGATGTCGGTGCTTGGCCTGCGTTCGACCGCGGCTGATGCCCGTACATCTTTACAGGCGCAAAAACAGGACCTGGCCGACCTCGACTCTCAGATCGCGAAGGTGAAAGACAGCCTTAAGGCGGTTGACCAAATCCAGCAGGACTATAACCGCCATCCGACGCTGACCCTGATCAACACTTTCATGGACCAGGCCGACATCACGGCCAAAAATATCGAGCTGACCGATAAGCTGAACCAGCTGGAGTACCAGCGGGAACAGGCAGCCTCAAAAGTCGAGCAAACGCAGAAGCTGGTAAACCAGGCCAGCGATCTGGCCACGCAAAAGGCTATCGAACAGGCTGGCGCCGTCTCTATCCTGAAAGGTGCGTATGACCTGCTTAACCGCTCAATGTCAGCGACCGCTGGCGCCAAGCCGCCGCAATATGCCGGGCCCGTCGTTTCACTGGCGAACGCAACGCCTCAACAGCAAACTGCACTGGAGCGCTCGCGCCGCGATAATGAGCTGGCCAGCTTAAGCGGATTAGAGAAACTCCATCAGCAGCACGTCTACGAAGCAGAAGACCTGAAGCTGACGGGGGCGCTTTATACCCAGTACATCTACAACAAGGATCAGGCAGCCAAAAAGGATGCAGCAGCTGCAGATGCAAAAAAAACCTCAACTGCTGCCTCAAATGCGCAGAGTAAAGCCGAGCGCGAAGCGGCCAGCACCGCCGAACAGTATTCCCGGAAAATGGCCGATCTGAGCGTGGCTATCGACGTGCAACGCGTCAGGGCGACGGAAGGCGAAAAAGCATCCGAGCTTTACGCGGCATCGCACCAGGCAGGCACTAAATGGACCGACGAGCAGCGCAGGGCGATCCAGGCATCATCAGCAGAGCTGGCAAAATGGACGCAAAAAGCCGACGAGAACGTGCGCAAGCAGCGCGAACAGGCTGATGCCCTGAAGGATTTAACTGAAGCGGCCCGAAAGTTCAGGGATGAGGCGACGCTGACAACTGAAACCGCAGGCATGAGTGATCGCCAGCGCAGCCGGTTCGATGAGACGCAACAGATCGACCGTGTTTTTGCTAAAACGGACGGCGGCACCGAGGCCATCGCACAGCGCTCAGCTGCCCTCGATGCTCTGGATAAGAAATACAAGGCTATTGCAGCAGCTGAAGCGGATTGGATGTCCGGAGTATCACGCGGCTATGCAAACTGGTTTGATGAAATCAGTAACGTATCCGGCACGGTTTCTGATGGGGTGAAAACCACACTCGACAGCGCGTTTGGTAACGTCACCTCAATGCTAGAAGGCAATAAGGTTAGCTGGAAATCGTGGGGTATTTCTGTCCTGCAGATTATCGAAAAAGTGGCTCTGCAGATGGCGGTGGTTAGCGCGATGGGTGGGGCCTCTTCCGGTTCTGGTATCTTTGGCTCTCTCATCGGCAGTGTAGGCAACTTCTTCGGGGGCGGGGCGGGAGCATCAGCCAGCACCGGTACGGCGGTTTCCAGTTACGGATCGAACTTCCAGTTTAACGCCAAAGGCGGCGTTTATGACTCCCCCTCTCTGAGCGCTTTCAGTAATGGGATCGTCAGAAACCCCACCATGTTCGCTTTCGCAAAAGGCGGGGCCGGAATCATGGGCGAGGCTGGGCCGGAGGCGATCATGCCGCTTACCCGCGCGCCGGATGGTTCTCTCGGCGTTCGTGCTGTCGGAGGTGGCGGCAGTCAGGCTGTATCTTCTGCGCCACAGGTTTACATCACGATTGATGGCAACGGAAACACTCAAACGCAGGCGACAACTGGCTATGAGCAATTTGCGCGGGAAGTTGGTGCTTTTACAGATAAGCGTTACAGGGAACTGATAATGAGAGATTTAGCGCCAGGAGGCGCTATCTGGAATATGGCAAAAGGGGGGCGCTGATGACTATCGAAACTTTCACCTGGTGCCCACGGATTAACGCGGAGGCTGATACAAGTTTTCGCGTCAGAAAAGCCCAGTTTGGCGATGGATATGAGCAGGTTTCAGGGGATGGATTGAACACCAGAACCCAGCAATGGACGCTCAACTTCACTGGCAACGAAACCTACATTTCTGCCATTAAATCTTTTCTCGACAGGCATGAAGGAACGAAAGCCTTTCAATGGAAGCCACCGCTCGAACCTTTGGGTTTGTATCGTTGCGAAACGTATAAACCCACCGGGCTTGGCGCGGGGAAATTCAACCTTGAAGCAACATTCATCCAGGCATTTAAACCATGAGCTTAAACGCAGATTATCAGAAGCTGGAATCCGGAAACGATGTTCGTCTGATTGAGGTGGACGGTTCTTCCTTTGGGCTAACGGACGTTCTCCGCTTTCACAATTACAGCATTCCCCACACAGAAGCGGAAATCATCGCCGCTGGTGGGGATGAGTCCAAGCTTCCGGCGAAACCAATCTGGTGGCAGGGAAATGAATATGCCGCCTGGCCATATCAACTGGAAGGTCTGGAGAAATCAACCAGTGGGAGCAATGCAACGCCATCCCTGACGGTTGCGAACATCGAAAGCTCCATTTCAGCCCTGTGTCTTGCGTATGACGATCTGCTGCAGGCGAAAGTCACTATTCACGACACAAAAGAGAAATATCTCGATGCCAGAAATTTCGCAGACGGCAACCCCACAGCAGACCCGACTCAGGAAAAGCTGCAGGTATGGTATATCGACGGGAAAACGGGCGAGCTTGCCGGTGAAACCGTTGAATTTGTTCTGTCCAGCCCGATGGATCTGCAGGGGCAAATGATCCCGACGCGACAGCTTCATTCCCTGTGTACCTGGTGCATCCGGAATAAATATCGTACCGGCGACGGCTGCGACTATGCCGGCACCCGCTATTTCGACAAAAACAACAACCCGGTAAGCGATCCGTCGCTGGATGAATGCAACGGCACGCTGACGGCCTGCAAACTCCGATTCGGCGAAAATAACGAACTCTCGTTTGGTGGCTTCCCGGGCACGTCTTTGATCAGGAGTTGATATGCGTCAGAAAACCATCGATGCGATTATGGCGCATGCTGCAGCTGAATATCCTCATGAGTGTTGCGGCGTGGTGGCGCAGAAAACCCGCGTTGAACGTTATTTCCCGTGCCGGAATCTTGCCGCGGCGCCGGAGGACAATTTTGTCCTTTGCCCCGAAGACTACGCAGCTGCTGAGGACTGGGGAACGGTGATCGCCATCGTTCACAGTCACCCTGACGCCACAACGCAACCGAGCGAACTGGATAAAGCGCAATGCGACGCAACGCTTTTACCCTGGCATATTGTGAGCTGGCCGGAGGGGGATTTACGCACCATCCAGCCGCGCGGAGAACTGCCGCTGCTGGAGCGTCCGTTTGTGCTTGGACACTTCGACTGCTGGGGACTGGTAATGAGCTATTTCCGGCAAACGCATGGTATCGAGCTCCACGATTACCGGGTGGATTATCCATGGTGGGAAAACGACTATCCGGACAACTTCTATCAGGATTGCTGGTATGAGTGCGGATTCCGTGAATTCGACGGACCACCGAAACCCGGCGATATGGTGATCATGCAGGTCCAGGCCGATAAGTGGAATCACGCGGGAATTCTGCTGGAGGGTAATATGCTGCTGCACCACCTGTACGGACATCTGAGCCAGCGCGTGCCGTTTGGTGGCTACTGGCAGGAACGGACGATGAAGATTCTACGTTTCAAAACGCTACTCTGAATTCGCTGGGTCGGCATATTTCTGAAAGGGTACTGGGCCTGTTATCATTAACCTTCAAACATAAAGGGGGAAAAATGAAACGCTTAGCACTATTGATATTGGCATTTGTTGGTATGCACGTTGAGGCAAGACCAATTACTGAAGATGAAAAATCTGCAGTAGAAAATGTTATCAGAGAAGAAATGAAGGACCCTGATGCTGCAAAATTCTACCATATGGACTTTCCCTATCCAGATACCACTTTTACTTATTGTGGATATGTTAACGGTAAGAATTCATACGGCGCATATGCCGGAAAACAACTGTTTGCAACATTCTTAGGTAAAAATGCAGAGGGTAAACTTATTGCGGCATCATTTGATGTCAACTCTCAAACTGGTGAACCTATTGACCAAACAGTGATTTCTACGCTGTGTGCAAGCGCAGGATATGATATCCCCGTTAAGAAAATGTTTTTCAAAGACGTGAATAAAAACAGGACAGAGAAAAATATCCCTAAATTAAGCTCTCAATATATGAGGCCTTAGATAACTTAAAAATTAAACCGCTTAGGCGGTTTTTTTATTTAGGAGAACATATGCAAGAGATAATGACCAGAATTGAGCTTGGTGGCGTTCTGGGTAAAACGTATGGGAGAGTACATCATCGACTAATACGTACCACCTCAGAAGCAATCAATGCTCTTGCAAAAACAATCAATGGTTTCGAGACGTTCTTGAATACAAGCAAGGCGCGTGGCCTTACTTACGCCATTTATAAAGATAAAAAAAATATCAGCGTTGATGATTTAGGGTTCCCTGTAACGGGTGAAGTCATTCGTATTGTGCCTGTAGTCATCGGCAGCAAAAAGGCTGGAGTGTTGCAAACTATTTTGGGAGCGGCCCTCGTTGCTGTTGGCGCAGTACTTAATTTTACTCCTTGGGCTGCAGCATCTCCGTTTTTCTATAAATTTGGCGCTGCGGTGATGCTGGGAGGTGTTGTCCAAATGCTATCTCCTCAACCTGCAGGTCTGGCCAGCAAACAAAGCGCAGACAACCGGGCATCCTACGCATTCGGCGGAGTAACAAACACTGCGGCGCAAGGCTACCCGGTACCGCTCCTTTATGGCCGTCGGCGGATAGGCGGCGCAATTATTTCTGCCGGAATTTATGTCGAAGATCAGCAGTAGATAACTAACCTTTTTCTGGCCACCTTCGGGTGGCTTTTTTTATGGGCGCAATATGGCTACAGATAAAGTGTTAAAGGGCCGCAAGGGCGGCAGCTCAAGTTCCCGAACCCCTACCGAACAGCCTGATGATCTGCAATCTGTAGCGAAGGCAAAAATCCTCGTTGCGCTTGGGGAAGGGGAGTTTGCAGGGCAGCTAACCGGCAAAGATATCTACCTGGACGGAACGGCCCTGGAGAATGCTGACGGCTCCCAAAACTTCAGCGGCGTGACGTGGGAGTTTCGCGCTGGAACGCAGGCGCAAAAATATATTAAGGGTATTCCCGGTACCGAAAACGAAATCAGCGTGGGAACTGAGGTATCAAGCGCTACAGCCTGGACGCGCACGTTTACCAATACGCAGCTTTCAGCAGTTCGCCTGCGTCTGAAATGGCCCTCGCTTTTCAAACAGGAAGACGACGGCGATCTGGTGGGTTACTCGGTCAATTATGCGATTGACCTGCAGACGGACGGCGGCACATGGCAGACGGTACTCAATACCAGCGTGACCGGCAAAACGACGTCTGGTTATGAGCGCAGCCACCGTATCGATTTACCGCAAGCTGGAAGCACCTGGACAATCCGCCTGCGTAAGATTACCTCTGACGCCAACAGCGCGAAGATCGGCGACACGATGACGCTGCAGAGCTTCACTGAGGTTATTGACGCCAAGTTACGATATCCAAACACAGCGTTACTCTACATCGAATTCGATTCAAGCCAGTTTAACGGCTCTATCCCGCAGATCTCCTGCGAGCCCCGCGGCCGTGTTATCCGCGTTCCTGATACCTATGACCCTGAAACCCGCACTTATAGCGGTACATGGACCGGTACGTTTAAGTGGGCATGGACGGATAACCCTGCGTGGATTTTTTACGATCTGGTTGTTTCTGACCGGTTCGGCCTTGGGCACCGTTTGACCGCTGCGAATATTGATAAATGGACGCTTTATCAGGTTGCCCAGTATTGTGATCAGATGGTACCAGACGGCAAAGGAGGCAACGGTACCGAGCCACGTTACACCTGCAACGTGTACATTCAGGACCGGAACGACGCCTACACAGTCCTGCGCGATTTTGCTGCTATCTTCCGTGGCATGACCTACTGGGGCGGGGATCAGATTGTGGCCCTGGCTGACATGCCGCGCGATGTTGATTACAGCTACACGCGCGCTAACGTTGTTGGCGGTCGATTCACCTATTCGAGCAGCACCACGAAAAGCCGCTACACCACAGCGCTGGTTTCATGGTCAGACCCGGGTAACGCTTATGCCGACGCGATGGAGCCGGTATTTGAGCAGGCGCTGGTGGCGCGATACGGCTTCAATCAGCTGGAAATGACAGCCATCGGCTGCACCAGGCAGTCAGAGGCGAACCGAAAGGGGCGCTGGGGTATTCTCACCAACAACAAGGATCGCGTTGTTTCGTTTGATGTCGGGCTGGACGGAAACATTCCGCAGCCGGGCTACATCATCGCCGTGGCAGACGAGCTGCTTTCCGGAAAGGTTATGGGCGGCCGCATCAGCGCCGTTAACGGTCGCGTTATCAAACTTGACCGCGTGGCAGATGCAGCAGCAGGGGATCGCCTTATTCTCAACCTTCCCTCCGGAGCGTCGCAGAGCAGGACCATTCAGGCCGTGAACGGTGAATCAGTCACAGTCAACACGGCATACAGTGAGACGCCACAGGCCGAAGCTGTTTGGGTGGTTGAATCTGACGAACTCTATGCGCAGCAGTATCGTGTTGTCAGCGTTTCCGAAAAGGATGATGGCACGTTCTCGATTACTGGCGCATGGCACGACCCGGATAAATATGCCCGTATCGATACCGGAGCCATTATCGACCAGCGGCCGGTGAGCGTGATCCCGCCGGGTAACCAGTCGCCGCCTGCGAACATCGTGATCAGCTCGTTTTCCGTGGTTCAGCAGAATATCAGCGTCGAAACGATGCGCGTGAGCTGGGACCAGGCGCAGAACGCTATCGCCTATGAAGCGCAGTGGCGCCGCAACGACGGGAACTGGGTTAACGTGCCGCGCAGCTCCACTACGTCATTCGACGTCCCCGGAATTTATGCCGGGCGCTACTTGGTGCGCGTGCGCGCAATCAATGCCGCAGAAATTTCATCCGGATGGGGCTATTCAGAAGAGAAAACGCTGACGGGTAAAGTGGGCAATCCACCGAAGCCGGTTGGCTTCATCGCTTCTGAAAACGTGGTATTCGGTATCGAGCTGAACTGGGGATTCCCGGCGAATACCGACGACACGCTGAAGACGGAAATTCAGTACAGCCTGACCGGTACCGAGGACGATGCGATGCTGCTGGCCGATGTACCTTACCCGCAGCGCAAATATCAGCAGATGGGACTTAAGGCTGGGCAGATTTTCTGGTACCGCGCGCAGCTGGTGGACCGTAGCGGCAACGAGTCCGGATACACCGACTGGGTGCGCGGACAGGCGAGCATCGATGTTTCCGACATCACCGATGTGATCCTGGAGGAGATTAAAGATTCTGAGGTATTCAAGGATCTGATTGAGAGTGCCGTAGAAAGTAGCGAGAAACTGGCCGAACTTTCTGATGCGATTAAGGAGAACGCCGATGGTCTGGCTGCAGCAGTAGGTTCGAATAAGCAGACAGCAGAAGCAATCATTGGCAACGCCCTGGCTATTGCTGATGTTGTTGTGCGCCAGACTGCGCAGCAGGGGGCTAACTCTGCGACATTCGAACAGCTCCGCGAGGTGATCGCCACTGAGACGGAAGCACGCGTCACGGATGTTACTCGTCTTGAGGCACAAACTGCGCAGAATGAAGCGGGTATTACTGAAGTTCGCCAGGCGTTAGCAACGGAAACTGAAGCTCGCGCTTCCGCGGTAAGCCAGTTGACGGCCGCCACTCAGGCCGCATCTGACAAAGCTGATTCTGCTGCTGCGGTCGGAGAACAGAATACAGCTTCAATCACCAACCTTAGCCAGGTTGTCACAGACCTCGATTCATCAATGGCGTCACGTCTTGAAGAGCTGGGAGCGAAAACAGACAAGGCCAGCGGTGGCATTCAGAACAACGCGATTGCGCTTATCACCAGCACCCTTGCTCAGGTGAATCAACGAATGACCCTGAGCGTGCAGTACGGTGACAACAAAGCCAGTATTGAGCGTGTCGATAATGTCATGGCTGATGCCAGTAAAGCCGTTGCCGAATCGCTCAAAACGCTGGACTCCAGCGCGGGTGGGAACACTGCGAACGTGACGGATTTTGCCAAAACCATGGCGGACTTCTCTCAGGCGTCTGCTACGCAAATAAACTCGCTAAAGGTCACGGTTAACGGTCAGTCTGCAGCAATTGTCCAGAACGCGCAGGTATCAGCCGACATCAATAATAACCTGAATGCAATGTACAGCATCAAGGTAGCTATTGATGCTAATGGCAATCAGTACGCAGCGGGAATGGGTATTGGTGTTCAGAATACACCTTCGGGTATGCAGACTCAGGTTCTGTTCCTGGCAGACCGCTTCGCTGTGATGAGCCAGGCTGGTGGCGCAGTAACTCTGCCGTTCGTTATCCAGAACGGGCAGACATTCATTCGGGCCAGCTTCATTCAGGACGGCACCATTGATAACGCCAAGATAGGTAACTATATCCAGTCGAATAACTATGTGGCTGGTTCTGCAGGCTGGAAACTTGATAAGGGTGGGACATTCGAAATTAACGGCGTGGCTGGGGGCGGGAGGATGCTGATATCCAGCACTCTTATTCGCATATACGACAGCAATAACGTGCTGCGTGTCAGAATGGGGTTATGGTAATGCCACAGGGGTTGCAATGCTGGGATAGTGCAGGGCGGATTGCGGTTGATTTAAGCGATTATGCGATCCGGTATATCGGAAGCACCTCTGTAACATTTGCTGCGGGGGAAACGTCGAAAAACGTTTCTTTCGCCGGAATAACACAGGATGGCTCATTTATTTCGATTGTGTCTACTGGTGCCACAGTAAATGAATATCACTGCCGTGCATATAATGGCGGCTTTACTGCTTACTATTTGCCGACAACCGGTAGCCCTGCGATAACACTCAATGTGGAGGTGTATAACTTTCAATGAGCGGATTCGAAGTTTACAACAGCGATGGAATATTACTGGTGGACTCGCAAAACAGGTCCACCCTTTTTTATGATCAGCGTACGCTCGGCGCAGTGAACAACAAGGGTTTTTACCAGGTAGATAGCCCTTTTGGCAACGGCAGCACTCTGGGTTTTACACCGCAGCAATTCTGGAATGACGGCAGATTGCGGTGGCTACAGTTGAGTGCAAATAGGTACGGGATGCCTGGTGCCGACCTGCTTGAAGATAACGCCGGGAGCATGATCCGCACTGCGCGTAACATTGGAATAGAAAGCGGGTATCTTGATGTCTTCGACAGTGCCGGAAATCTCATCTGGAGCGCGGCTTCAGCCTCAAAAATGCCCCGCGTTGTCGGGTTCTTTGATGTGCCTGCGAACTATGACCTGCAGAACAACACACTATCGGTGAACCTCAGCTTTAATCCGTGGATTCTGGTAAACAACTGCCCCGGAAATCTCAGCGATGATGGGGCGGTGGTCGGTTATTCTGGGATCGTGCTGAAGTGGACGGGCTCACAACTGCAGGGGAGGTATATTTCTAAAAATCAGCGCAGCTGGAGCCAGACGATGCAGGGAAGAGGATTAAGAATCCCTGTCGCTCAGTTTGTCGGTATTTGAAACAGGCGGGACACGTGGATACTGCGTAGAAATCATATCTTGCCTGACTCCCTTCGCTGCGTTGAAACGATAAACGACATCGAGTTTATCGGTTCTTTTATAGCAAATATTACTCAGCCGTTTATTAACATGGCGGCTGAATATTCCATTGCTGCTGTCTGAAATAACTTTCATTTCCCTCGTGGCACAATCAATGTTCACGTGAATATCACCACCGAGAGAAAGACGCGCTGCATCTACCGGATAATCCATTCTAAATGCGTAATCTGTGTGTTTATCGGAACAGCCGGCCAGCAGCAAAAGTGCTGCAGCAAATAATCGTTTCATTTCTACATTCCTGTAAGAGCGGGAATATCCATTCTATTCGAGTTTAAAAAATAGTCAGATTGATATGAGCGATCAATTTTACATAATTGATCGCTAGTAACGATCGTTATTATCGTGAGGTAGTTCATGATTTACACAACTGGAACCATTGCTATTAGTGATAACAATATCACCGGCACAGGCACTAATTTTACCGCCGCAGGTTCTCTAATCCGCAACGGATGTACCGTCATCGCTTTGACCAGTCCCGCACAGGTTTTCCAGATCACCGCGATTGGAAGCGCAACCTCTCTTACCGTTACGCCAACTGCTAACCCTACTGTCCCTGCTGGAACCAAATATGCCATTCTTCTGAGCGATAGCCTGAGCGTGGATGGTCTGGCGCAGGACATCGCTGAAACCTTCACGATGTACCAGCGCTACATGAGCGGGTTCGCTGATGTAATGAATGGTATATCTGATGTCACCATCACTATCAATGGCGTTGCCGTTACCGTACCAGGTCAAAAATCTCTGGCTAAGAAAGGTGCTAACAGCGATATCACCAGTCTAAGCGGGTTAACAACTGCGTTAAGTATTTCACAGGGTGGTACTGGTGATAAGACTGCCGCTGGAGCGAGAACAAACCTCGGTTTAGGAGATATGGCAACAAAAAACTCAGGTGAAACAGATGGTGCGGGTATGACAGTTGGAACATTTGGTATTGGTAGGCCATCTGGCATCAAGGTTACGAATGAAACCGGTACACCTGGTCTGGTAACGGCTTTGTCGGGTTACGGGTTCATACCTTTCAGAAATGAGCAAAATATTACAGGCAGAATCGCTGCTTCATCTCCAGCTCTTTGGGTTCGCACTGGTGGAACTTTTACATTTTTAAGCATCCCTTACGTTTCCTCTGCCCCAGTTCGTATCAGTGGTGGCCTAATTTCAAATGGTACGATTGACTATACCCGTACACTCTACGATGACCTGAACACCACCAAAGCCAGCGATGGAACCCTGAAAGCTGCTTCTCCAGTCGCCCGTATCGTAAAGAGCCAAGAAGAATGCCTGCGCGCTGATGTTGCTGAGAATGGTTTTTCATGGTGCGGTTGCGGTACGGCGAACGCCGAGGCGGAGGGAATTATCCTTTCCCGCCTCGATGTTGGGGTTTACGTGCTCACTGGTTCGGCAGGTCTGGCGTCTGAGGGATGGCAGTTACTGCCTCCAATGGACCCTGGCGGAATGGGAGAGCTGGGGGTGGTTGAGGCAGAGCAAACCGAGAACGGCGAGCTGACAATCCGCCTGTTCAGACGGAAATATATGCTCAGTGATGAAGGTGATATAGTCAAAACAAAAGGAGAGGCTATTGACGTGCCGGCTAACAGTTGGATCGATGTGCGTTTGGATATGCCTGAAAACAGTATCTGGAATCAGCGTCAGAAAGAGGCGGCTGAAGCTTCTTCGTAAATAAAACCGCCGCCTGTCATATGCAAGAACAGGCGGCGGCTGGTTGCTCAGTGTTCATGCCCGAGCAAACATCGGGAATTTTAACCGAGTAAAATTTAAAGCCCAACCTGGCGTACAGTCGGGAACTCAGAAACCAACCACATATCGGATTCTTCAAACATTTCCTCCAGCATGCGGTTCAGTTTTTCCCGATCGCTTTTGCTGGCATCGCTATTCAGGCCGTTTGCCTGCATCGGCTTCACTTTCACTTCGGCATCAGGGAAAATCTGGTGCACCCGCTTCGTCAGCTCGGCCAGAATGATCTCTTTGGCCCCTTCGAGCCCCTCAACATTACGCTTGTCATAAACCAGCTCAACGAGCATCACTCTCCCTCCTTACTGACTTGATCTGTTGATATAAAAATACTACTGTATATACATACAGTCAATGAGCAGGTGAGGGTGCTGCTATGCCTCGTCAATATGATATTCACGCAGCTTTTTTAGCCTCTATAGAACAGAATCCAAAGGGTTACCTTTGTCTCAATACAAACATATTCATCAATAAATTGCGCGAGAAGAACTGGCATTTCAGCCAGGCAGACGCTAACGCATGGATTGAGAGATACCAGCCAGATTTCGCTGATAAGACGATGGACGGCAGTGATAACCGTTACTGGATCTTGCGTAATATGGGGAGGGTATTCTGATGGGCTTTCCTTCACCAGCAATGGATTACCAGGAACAGCGGTTAACAATAGATCTGTTATGCGGAATTGATGGGAACTGCAGGGTAATAGAAACGTCATGCGGTTGGGCTGTCATTAACGTTGCTATGAGGCCAGAGCAGGGAGATACGCTACTGGTAAGAATGGATAACAGGAACGAGTTTGCAAAGCTATACGGGGCGGCATTAATAACTGAAGATGGTGAAGCGATAGAAGGCGACGCGCTGGATGACGTGGAGGTTTTTGGCGTGCTAACGCATAGTCTTAACAGAGTGGGTAACGATGATTGCCCGGCAATTTAA